CTGTAGGGCATTTAACAGTGTAAGTAACCCATTTAGGTTGTTCTAAAATTTCAGAATAAACGATACGGAAGTTAGGAGTTTGATAGTTAACACTATCTCTTAATTTAGTTTGCCCAAAAACTACTGTTGATAGGCAAACTAATATTACTAGAAATAAATTTTTCATTTTAGAATAACGGACATGATCCATTAGCACATAAAATATCAGTAATAATTGAGTTAATTTTACCGTATTGATTTGTACCTGGAATGTATGATTCGTTTAAGTTGGTTGGTTGCATCCATGAACCTGGATTAGAAGGTGTTGAAACGAAATCCCAACATAGTAATTCGAAGTCTTCTTGTACTTCCATTACATTACCTCTTTGTTCTAATGAACCCATTCCTCTTGATGATACACCTACTGTGATACCGCTTTCAATTAATGCTTTTAAAATGTTGCCTGATGGAGTAGGTAAAATTTCAATTAAACCCATTACATTATCTCCATCCCACCAGCATTTTTTAATATTATGTGAAACGTTTTTTAAGTTGATAACTGAAGAATCAGGATGATCTAATTCACCTAATGCTCTGTTCTCACGAACAGATTCCATATAGCGGTTCATTTCACGTTCCCATAATTCTTTAGCGTAATATCGGCCATTGCCGTTTTTTACTTCGGCTGTAGCTAATACACCTTCTACTAATATGTTACCTCCAGGATTAGTTCCTTCAGTTAACCTAACAGCTTTAGGAGAAAATAATTGCGTTTCAATTAATACTTGTCTCATTATTTTATTTTTTATCTAAATCACCGTATCCGCTTGACTTGTATTTACCTTTAGGAGCGATTGTTTCTTTTTCAGTTTTAAATCCTACTCCTTTAGTTCCAAACATAGCATTTTTAGCATAATAGTTTATGTCTTTAACCATGTTTTTAAGTACGATTTGTTTTAATTCATCAACTGTTTTATTTTTGTTTTTAGGATCTTTCATTTCAGCATAATAGCCATTTAAGAAAGATGTACCATAAACATTATCGATGTTTTTCTTATCTTCGTTATCAAATTTATGATCTAAATCATCTTGAACTTCTTTAGCTGGTTTTTCGAATTCATCATAATCACCATATGTTTTTTTATTTTTAACACCAATAACTTCTGATAGATTTTCTTCTTTAGTATTATATGGATCTACATAAGCACTACCTTTCGCTAATAATTCTCTACCATCTTCAGTTTCACCTGTAATATGATTGATATTACCAACTTTATTGATAGTTTTAATTGTTACTACTTCGTCATTTATTTTAGCTTTGCTACCTATTTTAATTTCAGAACCATCTTTTAATTTAATAATAGGACTATCACCTTCATTTATATTTTTTCTAAATACATCTAACCATGATGGTGATGGTTTGTGATTAACAAATCCACCAATACCTTCACTTAAAATACTTTTTGATTTAAGTACTTTAACAGTTGTATTATAATCAGAATATTGATTAATATATTCTGGGAATAAAGTTTTAGCTTGTTTTAAGAAATGATCTTTATTTCCTTTTCCTTCTTTAATAAGGATGTATTGTTCTTGTAATGTTTTCATTTATAATGAGTTATTAGGTGTAAAGTAATACATTTGCACTTGTTGGATCTAATGAAGCACTAGTTACAAAGATAGGATATGTTTGTCCAGCGGTAAAAAATAAAGATGAACCAGATCCCATTAAATTTCCTCCATTTCCGTCTAAAAGTCCAGTAAAATGAGCTACTTGACCTTGAGGTGCTGTTGCTGAGTTAGGAAGAACAGTAAATCCGGCGAAAGAACCAGTAATTGACTGGCTTGCCTTTAATAATATCGCTGAAGCGTTTACAGGTATATTTGCCATGTTAGTCTTTGAATAAATTTATTAAGTCGTTTAAATAATCGTTTGCTAAATCCGTACCATATAACACATTAAAATTAGGTTTATTTTTATAATAATCTAATGTTCTTTGTTTTGCGTCTTGTAATAATGGTAATAATTCGTTTAGTTTTTGTTCTAATGTATCAAATCCATCTAATCTAGATTTGATAAATGTTTTTAATTCTGGTTTGTCTATGTTTAAAGAATCAATATAAGCGTCAACATCTAATTGTGCTTCGTTTACATTTTCTTTCCACATTTGTTTAACTTCGATTCCCTTCGCCTGTTTATTCAGTTTTTTTTGATTAACAGGTTTGTAACCTAGTTTATAGTAATAAATATTTTTTGTACCTTTAGAATTTGTATTTTTTCTATAAGCAGCTGGTGTTCCAACTTGTGAACCTTCGCCTGGGGTAAATGAACCAGCTGATGCTCCACCTCCTGTACCTGATTCTTCCTCTAGATCAATGTTTAAATCATTAAACTTTTCTTGGTTGTATTTATCTAAATATGGTTTTAAATCTTGTTTCCAAATTGCGGTTTGTGAAAAAGCTATATCATCTGCTTGTCCGTGTTTTCCTTGTGTAGCCTTATCTAAATCTTGGATAGTAATTTTACCAGTCTCCATAGCTTTTTTGAATGTTCTAAATTCATTAGATGGGCTATAGATTTCTAGTTTATTTTTTAGTAATTCTTTACCACCAAAAAGCCAAATCCACTGAAGAGCAGTGTCAAAGTGTCCATCAATACCTTTATGGATACTAACTTCCTTTAATGTTTTTTTAATAATATCTCTTAACTTATCCATTTACCTTGTGTAATTCTTCTAATAATTCATAATAATGAAGTAAATTAGTCATATCGTCATTACTAATTTTATCATTTTTATCTAATGTAACTAAAATATTAGACACCTCATTAATTTTAATTTGAGTTGTCTTGTCTTTAACTTTTTTATTTAATTTAGTTAAGTCAGATTTAATTTCTGTTATTTTAGTATTGTAAAAATCTTTTAATTTAGATGGATTATCAACACTGTTGATAAATTCTTTTAATACTGATTTTTGTCCTTCATTTAAATTAGCATATTTAGAATTAAATTTTTCTAATAATGATCTATAAGTTAACATACGAATATCTTTATCGTATGACTTAAATTCTTCCATTAATGTATCTTTAGCAACTGTTGTAATTGGTGCTGAAGTTAAATGTTCTAATAGAATTAATTTATTTGAGATTACTTGATTAGCTTCTGGTTGGTTAACACCATCATACATTTCTAATAATGTATAGAACGCAGCTTGTGTTTTGTAGTTAGGTAATTTAGTTTTGAAAAACTCATCAACATCATAATTTGCTTTAATTTCTTTAATTAAATTATATTTTTGACGACGTAATGCTGACTTGTTTAAGTATTTAGCACTTTCTAATAAAGTATTGATAATAATATCAGCTTTACCTTCGCTTAACTTAATGTTGTTTAACAACGTTTCGTATAATTTATACTCTTTTCCTAACTCTGTTTTAACGAAGTGTTTTTTTAAAATAGTCGCTGCTTTTGAGTCTACACCTGACAATGTATCAGACGTAATTTGTCTGACTAAAAGTTCAAATAAAATGCCAGTATTCTTGTATTTTGAATGTTTAACAATCATTCCTAAAGTGTTTTATTATAAATATATAAGGATTATTACTCTCTAATTTGGGATTCATCTAATAGCGACTCTCCTGGTTTTTCTTGATTAACACATAATTTTTTGTCAACTTGTTCAAACAAACGTTTATTTCTTGCAAAAGCTGATTTAGCGTTTTCTAAAGCAAACGGTTTAGATGTTGACTTACCATATCCTGGTTGATCATCATGTTTCATATCTTTAACACCTAGTCTATCGCGACCTAACGCGCTATCTTGTGTATTAATATTAGATACTTTTTCTTTTGGACGACCTAATTGTGTATCATTATTATATCCTGGTGGCAATTCTCCTTCAGGTCCGCCGTTTTTACTATATAAACTAGCTAAATCATGTGGTGTACCATACGATTTACCTGTTTCTACTGGGTCGTTACCTTCTTCTCTAATTTGTGCGATTCTAAATTCACGTTTTGCGTCTTCAATCATCATATCTCTATATTCATCATATGAATCTTCAGAGAATCTGAATACATTGTCATAAACCCAATCAGTAGGCATTAATTTAGTTTCAATGATATTTTTAGCTAAATCAACTTTTTCCTTCATTAACATGATACGTTCTTGATCGTATATAATAGACGGTGTAGTTAACGATAACTCGAAGTTAGTTAATTCATCGTTAGTATAACCTTGAACATATAAATGTACTAATGCAATTTTATATAATTCTGATAATGTAATACGTTGAATACGATCAATTGTACGAGCGAAACGAATATCTTCTGCTGCTAATGTTGCTTTACCTTGTAAGTCTTTATCGTAACCTAAAAATGCTTTAGGTACTTTTAATGCTGCGAATAACTTATCTCTTAAATATGCAACGTCTTGAATACCATCATAATCTAAACCTTTAGTATTTTCAATACGTGTTGCTTGGTCATTACCTCTTACTGGAATATAAAAATCTTCTAGTAAGTTTTGCATATTATATTTAACATTATACTCACCTGTCTTTTGATCCATTAATGGAGTACGTTTCATTGAACTAATAGTTTTCTGCATAAATGCTTCAACTTCATTAGGTGGAATAGAACCAACATTAATAAAGAAAGTACGTTTTTCTGGTGAGCGAACTACACGATGGATTAACATTGCGTCTTCCATTAACGCATATTGTTTATATAAACGACGAGCTGGTTCTAGATAAGATCTACCATATGGTAAATAGTTAACATCTGTGATTAATCTAAAGTGAGCTACCTCATAGTTTTCAAAGAAAATACCTGGTTCATTTTGACGACCTAAATTAGGTGTGTTGTAATAACCATCACCTGATAAAAATCCTTCTGGTTTGAATTGGAAACGAACAGATGCTGGTTTGTCTTTATCGTAATTTTCTTGTCTTTCAATATGATACGCTGTATATGGAATAACATTATATACACCAAATTTTTCAGCAATTTCTAATCTTAAGAAAAAGTCACCATATTTACACATTTGACGAATCCAAGACCATAAATTAAATTCGATATTCAATACATCGTAAAATAAGTTATATAAAATCTTTTGAATGTTTTCGTCTGATGAACGAATAGATAATACTTCACCCATATCATCTTTTAATGTAGATTCATCAGCTACAATATCTAATGCTGAACCAACAATTGCATCCTGATCCATGATATCATAGTCTGAGTATAATTGGGTACGTAAGTATTGATAATTTAAATTTAATTGAGCGCCGTAAAGTGATGATGCATTAGTTGAATAGATTCTATTGTATCTATCCATTAATGAGTTAGTAGCAATATCACCTGTTTGTTGGATAGTGTTTACATCCATCACTTTTAATTGATCACCACCCTGGTTTCTCATCACTACATCAGTAGAGAATAGTCGTTGTAATCGTGAAAATAAGCCTTTGTCTGCCATTTTATTATATGTTATTAATTATAAATATTATCGTATTAACCAACTAATGTCTTCGTCTCCACCCATTCCGTTTTGTATACTATATGGGTTAGGGACACTAGAACCATAAGCGCCTGTAAATCCTGTTCTATTAACAGTCATGTTACTTAATGTAGCTCTAGACATTTCTAGGTTTTGTGATTTAAATCTTAATGATGTATCTCTTAAATACATTCCAATTGCAAAACTCATAATTAAGTCATCATTATATCCTGATTGTGCTTCGGCACGACCATTTTTCCAAATGAATACTTTCATTTCTTCTAGTAAACGTTTAGATTGAATAACAACACTTTTATCACCTATGTACTCTCTAAATTTATTAATTACT